TTCCTTTACGACGATGAAGGTTTGCCGAAGTGATAGTGCTCGACACGTCAGCGCTGATGGCACTGCTGCTGGGAGAGGCCGACGCAGACCAAATCGCAGAAATTCTGAAAAGTGATGAGGATTTCAAGATCTCCGCAGGGACACTCGCCGAAGCGCTGATTGTTGCCGGACGACGAGGACTGTCGGAAGAGATGTCGCAATTACTTGAAGGAATGACAGTCGAAATCGAGACCGTGAGTGCAACAGGGGCAATTGCGGTTGCAGAGGCTTACTCGACATGGGGCAAAGGCCTTCATCCAGCTGGATTGAATTTTGGGGATTGCTTTGCTTATGTCACAGCGAAAGACAGCGGGTCGCAGTTGCTCTTCGTCGGCAACGATTTTTCCAAAACGGATCTTTTGCCTGCGTTGTGACAGTCTGCGCGGATCGGTTCGCTGCCAGAACCTTTCGAACCGCATGACTTTCGAACTCACCTCCGCCTAAATGATTACAATGACTTAAGGGGTCGAGAGAGTTGGGTGACAGGTTGGCTCCCTCCGCCAATCGCCGCCACAGAGAAACAGCACCCTTCCCTTCGAAAAACACGGAGGCATCGTGCTCGATTTCCACTGAATGGCAACGAATTGCTTCTCTGCGACACGCCCCCCGCGCATTTCAGGAGGGACTCGTCAAATGTTGACCAGGTGTTGACCAAAATGCTAACGACTCATACACAAGCAAAACAGTCAACTTTTAAGATACTGTTTTATTTGTATAATTTGGTTGCGGGGGTAGGATTTGAACCTACGACCTTCAGGTTATGAGCCTGAATTTGCGCATTTTGCAAAGAAGCCAGAAATCAAAGACTTATCCCGCAAGCCTTTGAATTCTTTCGGGCAACCATTCCCCGTCGCGCCCCGTGGTGCGCCGAAAGGCGCTCTGGGGTGTGAACAAATGGAATACGCGCCTTGAGTCAGGCTTGAGTCAGGCTTGAGTCAAACTGCGCGCGGCGGGCGCGAGGACGGTTCCAGAACTCTCCGCGCCTCGCCGCCGCGCGCTTCCCGTCGGCATGTTGGTCCTGTTCGAATTTCAGGAGGCAACATGTCCAACCCCATCATGAAGTACTTCGAGTACGCCCACCTTCCCGAGCGCCTGCAGGTGGTGTCGAGGCCCTTCGGCGAACTGGCTACGCAGATGAACAGGCTGCTGCCGGATGGTCCGGAGAAGAGCGCCGGGCTTCGGAAGCTGCTCGAGGCGAAGGACTGCATGGTCCGCGCGGCGCTTGAGTACGGCGCATGAAGTACAACCTAATTTCCTTGATGCGTGCGGGCGCGGAGGCGCTGGACCAAGTCGCCGACGAATGCGGCAGGGCCTACGCCCTACATGAAGCAGCAAACAACATGATCATGCTTCTGAACGGTACCGAATCGCTCGACGATTTCCGCTCCTGCTATGTTGCCCAGAACTCTCAGCCGATGGACCTCGACGCACGTTTTCCAGATAATGAGTCCTTGGAATGACTCGTCCAGATTTCGAGGGCAAAGAAGCTGGGCGGTGCGGCGGGTGTGGATCGCGCAACATGATGCTGGCCAGCGACAGTAAGCACGCGATCTGCCTCGACTGCCAACGCCTTCAAGAACCAGAGACCCGCGACTGGCCGGAGTCCAGGATGTGCGACAACTGCGCATTTCGGAAGGGATCACCAGAGCGGGCCGATCCCTATCGGTGGGCAGATGTGTCCGAGACGGTCGAGACCGGCCAGTACTTTCACTGCCACAAGGGCCTGCCCGTCACGCTGCATAAGGACGGCCTTACCGTGACCTTCGACCCGCCAGACTCAGCAAAAGGCAGAATGACAATATGTGCAGGTTGGTTGGCTGCGCGGATCGCCCTCTGTCGCAGGAAGGACTCCATCGCATGACTTGCCCTCCCTGTAACAACAACTGCCGCCAAGGACGCGACTGCCCCGCTCGCGCGGGCAGAGACCCTCGTTTCCGGTCCGGGTGGTGGATCGTCCCGGCCGCGATCATCGGCATCCTGTTCTGGATCGGCTTCTTCTTGGTTCTTTGACTTGACCCGTGGCGACTTCAATGGCGTCACGGGACGTGTCTCACATGGTGCGAAAATGAGCAGCAAACAGCGATTGAAAGAGAAACTGGTGAAGGAGGCGGAGCCGCGCGCCCGCCCATACCAGCTATTTGACGACGAGGTGCTGGGCTTCTCGGCGGTGATCCAGCGGACGGGAAGCCGGGGCTTTTACCTCGATTACACGATCAAGGGGCGGCAGCGGCGCATGGCCATCGGGCGCTGGCCGGAATGGAGCGTCGTGGCCGCGCGCGACCGCGCCAAGCAGCTGCGCCGCGATATCGACGATGGCCACGACCCATTGGCCGAGCGGGAGCAAATCCGCGCAGCGCCACGGATCCCGGACCTGATCGATCGATACCTCCGCGAGCACGCCGCGCACCTCGCGCCGCGCAACGCGTCTGACCAGGCGTCGATGCTTCGGAAGCTGGTCGAGCCTCACTGGAAACATCGCCTTGTCTCGGAAATCGAGGCATCGGACGTCGAGCGCATTCTCGGGATGATCGCGGAAGGGCGGGCGCGCCCAGCGAAGGAGAAGGGCACGAGCCGACGCAAGAAGCTGGCGGCCGCAAAGCCGACACCGATCAGGGCGAACCGAGCGGGCGAGGTTCTGCGCAAGATGTTCAACCTCGCTGTGGCGTGGAAGATGCGCGCCGACAATCCCGCAGAGGGCTTCAGGCGGCGTTTGGAGACCGAGCGCGAGCGGTTCCTGTCGATCGAGGAAATCACACGGCTCGGCGACGCGCTGCAGGCGGCGGAGGACCAGCGCGCAGCCGGTATAGTGCGAATGTGCATGCTGACGGGCGCGCGCCTGGGCGAAGTCCGGACGGCGCGGTTCGAGCAGTTCAACCTCGACCTCGGGACGTGGTCCAAGCCCGCAGCCAACACCAAGCAGCGCCGTGTGCACCGCGTGCCTATCTCTGCCGAGACAGCCGGGCTGGTGCGCCTGCGCCATGTGGCGGTGCCGAAGGGATGCGAATGGCTGTTTCCCGGCGATGCGCTGGGCGCGGACGGGATGCTAAAGGACCAGCCGGTGCAGGAGATCAGGCGTTTCTGGACCGCGATCCAGACGGCCGCGCAGCTGCCCGAGGTCAGGATCCACGATCTGCGCCACACATTCGCCTCTCTGCTGGTCAGCGGCGGTGCTTCGCTCGAGATGATCGGGAAGCTGCTGGGGCACACGCAGATGCGCACGACGCAGCGCTATGCGCACCTTCTCGACAGCCCGCTTCGGGCTGGCGTGGACGCGGTGGCCGACATCATGAAGGCACGTCCTCGCGTGGTTCGAGGCGGCGAGTGATCGCCGCCCCGGTGCTTGGCTAACGGCGTCATGATCAGCAAAAGCCAGAGGATGGCGAACAGCGCCGCCGCGCCCAGCAAGTCTTCGAGGAATTCCGGCATCTTCACTCCTCCTGCCGCAGGCGGTTCCAAAGCGGCGAGAGCTTCTTGCGGATCACGCTGTCGCTCGGGCTGCTCTTTCCGTCGGATTGGTCCAAGAACCAGTTCGACAAGACCTCGGTGAATTCCTTTAAAGTTGTTGGCACGCCCTGCTCGTGGACATAAAGCGCGACCGCGCGCCAGAACCCATCCCAATCAAATTTAGGCTCGGGCCCTTTTCCGCCGTGTGGTCGTCCGAAAATTTCATTCTCTGTTTCAAATCGGTAGACCTCGTCGGCAAGAATCATCAAGTCTTCCATGGAGACGATCACGCCTTCTGCAGGCTCTGTGATCGTCAACCATTCGTCCTTTTCCTGCGCTCGAATCCTTCGCACCGGCATTTCCCTTGGGCCTGTGCCAGACCTTCGGAACATCGGCAATATGTCGGCGACCGAGATGGCCACCAGTCCAGCAGCGGGTTCTTCCCCGCATTTCACCGGTGCGATCCCGGTAACAATCTCCAGCTGCCCTTGGTGGGCCCACCCTGCGATGTCCGCAGGCGAGTATCCCAACCGGGCCGCAGTCTCAGTGATCGTAAAGAAGACCCTTGGCAGCACACCCATGCTCGTACCTCCGTTTAAGTTTCTCAAAGCGGTGCCCGCCGATGCCCAAGGGGCGCGGAAAGGTTCACCAATTCAGGAGTTTGGAGTTAGGCGGCGACTTTGCTCGTCAGGATCTTTCGCGGACCTCAATCAAAAGAGAGTCGATCACTCCCCTTCGATCCGCGAGAACGACGATCAGGTCGCGCCACACTCCTTCCGGGACTTCGCCGGTCTGGATCCAGCGGCGCAGCGATCGATCATCGATCTTAAGATCGCCAGCCAATTCAGTTTTCCAGCTCTGCCCGTAGAGCGCCTCGCCAATAGCGGCGAGAAGCGTCCTGTCATCCATGTTCAGTCTTTCTCTGGTGAATTCATTTTCGCGGTCCTTCTGCCTGCTCAAGCCCGGACGATTCCGTGGCTGCTACGTTAACCTTTCCTTCAAAAACTGAATTGCATCAAGTGGTTAATGGCATTCCGCGTTAACTATTTAGATCAGCGGCGCGCACGTTTCTTTTCCCACGCCTTTCCGCGCCTCGGAGCCTCTGCACTTTATCGCTTTGGATGCCCTCCAATCGCCGCCCGCGCCGGGCAGCGCAATGGAGGACGATGAATGGCGCAGAGTGCAGATTCTGAAACCGGCGACAGCCAAGAGGTATTCAGCGGCTGGATGAACCGCGACGAGCTTGCTGCCAGTTTGGGTGTGCAACCTAAGACCCTTGCAAAATGGCAAAATCAGAGGATCGGACCTCCACTCGTTCGGATTGGGCGAAAAGTCTGGTACCGCAGAGAAGCCGTTCAGGATTGGCTGCGAAAGCAAGAGGGTTTTGGAACCGGGGCGGTGCGCAAATGAGCGCCCAAGTGATCCGCTTCCCGAGCATGAGCGTCGCCGATGCGCGGCAGATCATCGCCAACCCGGACATTCACTGCGACGCATCGGTGCTCGATGCCTGTGAGTTTCTGCAGACCTATGGCGACTGGATGGACCACGAGCGCGCGAAAGCACTGCACGCCGCCATCGTTCGTGACGCTGTCGCGGAGATCAATCGCAAGGGGCGCATCCGGCGCTGGCTCGGCGACCTGATCGGCGCCGTCAGCATCTTCGGCATCCTCTACCTTTTCCTGCTTTTCACCCCCAGCTGATGGAGACGCGCATGGCACGCGACGAACTTTCTTTTCTCGAATTCCTGCAGAGCTTCAGGCGCGGCGAGTTGATCGCCGAAGCAGACGAACAGTTAGGCGAGCTGATGGAGGCGATCCGCCGCACGGGCGGAAAGGGCGACATCAGCATCAAGCTGCCCTTCAAGGTCAACGAAGCCGGGCAGATCGAATGCGTCCCGCAGCTTTCCTGCAAGAAGCCGAGGAAGCCGCTCGGCACGGGCATCTACTACGTGACCGAGGAAGGGCGCCTGACTCGGCGCGATCCCACTCAAGAAGACCTCTTTGACGAGCTCGAGGCCCGCCGCGAGCGCGCGGACCTTCAGTAACCACATCCCCGAAAGGACACGCACATGGCACCGAAACTCTCGCCGCAGGCCAGCAACAGCGCGCTGGTCGAAGCACATCCTGAAAGCGCGCTGGACGCCGCCATCAAGGCCGCCCGGCTCGCCTCCCCAGTAATCGATGGGCCGCATGGTGCGCGCCACATCCTCGTGCCCGAGGGCTTCCGCCTCGAGGCTGCCCACGACCCGCACGCGCTCCCTCCGCACATCACCAAGACTGCGGTGGTAGTGGACCAGCGGGCGTCCCTCTCCGCCTACGTGAACCGCTTTTCTAACAGCCGCTCTGTGCTTATCGCGGATTACGACGCAGGTAGCATCAAGGCAATTCTCGACTGGCATCACGCCAACGAGGTGGTCGATGGCACGCCCCTCGCACCGGAACCGCGCGAGCACACCTGCACGCTGAAGCTTCGTCCATCCGAGGAATTCAAGCGCTGGGCGGAGATGGAGAACTCCTTTCACGGCCAGGCGGAATTCGCGGCGTTCCTCGAGGAAAACGCGGTCGACGTGACCGACCCGGAGCCCACAGTCCTGATCGAGATCAGCCGCGATCTGGAAGGCACGCAGGGTGTGACCTTCAAGAGCTCGACGCGCCTCGAGAACGGAGACCGGTCCTTCGTCTACGAGACCGAGACCAAGGCGCGCGGGGACATAAAGGTGCCGCGCGAGTTTGTGCTCTCGATCCCGCTCTACGACGGCGAAGCGCCGGTGCCGCTGCGCTGCGCCTTTCGCTGGCGGATCAACGGCGGCCAGCTGCAAATGGGCTTCATCTGGCGGCGCGTCGAATATCAGCGGCGCGCGCATTTCACGCAGATCGCGACCGCTGCTTCGGAAGAGACCGGACGGCCGGTGTTCTTCGGGAGGGCGTCGTAATGCTCGACCTGAAGCAGAGCTATCTGGCCGCGTTCGACCCGCACGACACCGGCGAGCCGTTTGGCTTCATGCGCGCCAACATTTCTGGCCGCGAACAGTGGTGGCTGGTGCAGGTCTGGGCAGAGGACAATCCGGACGAGACCGTCATGGTGCGGTTTCTCGAACAGGAAGGCCCGGACAAGGAACTGGTCGACTTCGCCGAAAACTACGCTGGCCGCCCTTGGTATCCGATCCAGTGGATCAGCGACGAAATCCCCAAGCGGTTTGCGCCGTCCTTTCGCCTTTCGCTCGACATGCCGGGCGGCAAACGGATCATCCACGAGTGGGGCCCAGAAGCGATGGGCGAAAGCGGTCGCAAGACAATCGACCAAATGATCGAGAAAGCCCAGCGCGAGGCGTTCATGCGCCGTCGCGTCTATCCCAACCAAGTGCGCGCTGGGCGAATGTCCCAGAAAGATGCGGATCGCCGCATCGACCTCATGGAAGCGATCGTCACCCGGCTGACGCGCACCGCTGGCATGGAGTGATCGACATGCGCCAGTACGACAACGTCGAGGACGACGGCTTCATCACGGTGGTCGGGCTGACCCGCAAGCCGGAAGTCCCGGTCGACCAGCGGTGCGCTGACTGCCACCAGCCCATTGCGCCAGACGGATCGGGGCACCTGACGTGGTGTCCGTTCTTCGGCGATACGGATTGCCCGCGCCTCCACACCCGCTTCCGCCACCCTTCGACAAGCATCGGGGAGTGAGGCATGACGCAGAACCGTTCCACCGCTGTGATGCAGAGGCGCGTCGAATCTCGGCAAAGCCTCGATGATTTCCCAACGCCACCCTGGGCCACCCGCGCGCTGATCGAGGAACTGATCGGCCCGAGGCTGTCAGGAGCAGACTGGTCGGCTGATCGCATTCCCGGCGATCAGCGATCTCAGAACGTCTGGGAGCCAGCCTGCGGGCGCGGGCACATGGCGGCAACGCTGGCGGAGTATTTTTTCGCCGTGCACGCATCCGACGTCGCCGACTACAGCCAAGAAGAAGTGCGGACGGCTCAATTCCACGGCCAAACTCGGGTGGCGGACTTTCTCGGCCTCGACGCGGTCCCGCCGCGCATCGAGAAGCAGGGCGTCGATTGGATCATCACGAATCCGCCTTTTCGCATGGCACCTGAGTTCATTCGGCGCGCTATTGCGCTGCAGCCGCGCAGGGGCGTGGCGATGCTCACGCGCCTCGCCTTTCTCGAGGGCGTGGCTCGCCACTGCAGCTTGTTCCTGCCTCACCCGCCGACCTTCGTCGCACAGTTCGCCGAGCGCGTGCCGATGGTGAAGGGCCGACTGACCGCGACCGGCTCGACGGCGACCGCCTACTGCTGGCTGGTCTGGGACACACGACCCATCCCGCCCGGCTGGTCGCAGAGGCCGCCGCAACTCATCTGGATCCCGCCCTGCCGAAAGCGCCTAGAGCGCAAGACCGACTATCCGGAGGCGCTGGCATGATCATTCAAGCCGAACCGAACCGAGTGCTGCCGATCATTCTTCACACTGAAATCCAGCGGCGGATTGTGGCCAGCCGGGTTCGTGTGATCCATCAAACGGACAAGTGTTATTCGCTTATCAAGCCCGGTGACGCCTTGTGGGTCCGAGAGGGCTTGACGATCCCCAATCGGCAATCAGGCGGAGACTGGTTGAGCGTCGTCTACAGCGCCGACGGGGCCCGAAAGGACCTGCGCTGGCCAAAGGTCATCGCCCGCCCTTCGGATGGGAAATTGCCGCCGAGCGCCATGCCCCTTCATGCGTCTCGCCTGACGCTAATCGTCACCAGCGTGCGTGAAATGCGGCTGCAGCAGATCAGCGAGATTTCGGCGGTCTCAGCGGGCGTGGACATGGAGCTAGGCGGCTTCGCGAATCCGCTTCGCCAGAACCAGGTGTTCGAGCACGCGTCGGAGGCCTTTGGGCGAATGTGGGACTGCGCGCTCGACACGGCCGCGCTGACCAATTCCTGCTGGACCGTTAACCCCGAGGTGATCGAGATTGGGATCCGCGCAGTCGCGCGCAACATCGCCGATCTTGTTCCTGGCCTTGGGTCGGGAGGCGTCTGGTGAAGAAGCGCGGTACGCCAGAGGCGGACATTCAGAGAGCCATTGTGAGTTTCCTGCGGGTGGTCCTGCCGAAGGGCTCGATCGTGCACCACGCGGCCAACGAGATCGCGTCTGGTGGGCGCGCCGGGCAAGTGCGCCAAGCCATTCTTGTTGGAATGGGTGTTCACCCGGGCTTCGCTGATCTGGTGGTGCTCTCGCAGGGCAAGGTTATGTTTCTCGAGGTGAAGAGCAGCACCGGCACGCTGCGCCCAGCGCAGGAGGCTTTTCGCGACGCGGTGACACAGCAAGGCTTCGCCTGGGCGCTCGTCCGTTCGATGGACGACACAGACGCGGCGCTGCGCGCGCATGGCTTCGCGACGCGGAGCTTTGGAATGCCATGAGCGCGGCGTTCATCGAGGCGCACCGGAAGCGACGCAAGTTCACCACGGACGAGCTGAGAGCGCTGATGGCCGACGGAATCACGCAGAGCGAGGCGGCGCGCCGTCTCGGCGTCACGCAAGCAGCAGTGGCCCACAGGCTCGAGGTCGAAGGTCTCACTTGGCCCAAATTGAGGCGCGAAGTCGATCTCGAGACCTTCACCCGGCTCTGGAACTGCCACCGGATTTCAACCGAAGAGATCGCTCAGTGGATGGGCGTGACACGGCAGGCTGTCAGCGACCGCGCGCGGCGCATGGGCCTTCCCAGCCGCGCAAAGGTAAGAAAGCGGCTCGTCCGCGATGATGATCTGCGTGAGCTCTGGCTGGCAGGCGTTTCCACGACCGACATTGCAAAGCTTTTCGGTCTCGCCAGCCGCTCCTGCGTCAGCCGGGCTGTCCTATTGGCAGGCCTACCGCGACGGAAGCGCGGCATTGGCGGTAAAACCCACGGCGGCTGGATCGGCACGATCTCTCTCTACGACTATCGCCAAAGCAAGCTGGCGGAGCGCATGGCGCAGGCAATTGGGAAGGCGGTCCATTGATGCCCGCCACCGGCATAGCTCGCGCCCAGCGCCCGCAGGAACGGCATTCCCTGCGCTTGCCGCTAGGGTGGGTGCCGGGAGCCGAACAGCGGCCTGTCTGGCGCGCCCTGACGGCTTGTGGGCCTTGCCTATTTTTTCGACCGGCCGAGAGGCGCGGCAGCTCAGTTTCCCGCGCCGCTCCGCGCCTACGTGCCGCTTCCCATCCCACGCGAACGTCCCCTGAAATTCGAAAGGGGACATTCCAATGAGCCACAAGGCCACCAACTGGGCATTTCAGCAGCGAGGTTTGAAGCCCGCCACTTGGCGCGTTCTTGCCATGCTGGCCGACCGCCACAACCCGGACAACGGCTGCTTCCCGTCGCAGCAGCAAGTGGCAGTCGATGCCGAAATGTCAGTGTCGTCGCTGAACGACCACCTCGCGAAACTCGAGGAAATGGGGCTGATCAAACGCGTTCGCCGCATCAACCCAGAAACCCGGAAGCAAATGTCAACCCGCTACATCTTGGGGTTCGAGTCGGACTTTCCACAAGAACCGCCTCCGAAAATCGGAGACGGAAATGGGCCGAAGCCGTCTCCGAAAAATGGCGATTCCCGTCTCCGGAATTCGGAGACTAACACTGTAAGAGAACCAGTAAATACTACGCAGCGCGTTGGCGCAGCGAGCGAGGCGGAGACCGCGTGCCTGGAAGCCTGCGGGCCGGGACTGTCCGAATCGGCTCGAAGGCAGATCGTGGCGACAGGACACGTGATCGACGGTTGGCTCAAGGCAGGGCTGGACCTTCAAGCCGACGTGCTTCCCATCATCAGACAGCGCACCGCGACCGAACGCAGCAACCCGATCCGCACGTGGGATTACTTCACGAATGCGATCCGGCACGCACATACCCAGCGCAAGCGCCAAGCCGAAAATCCGAAAATTGCTGAGAACAGCAATGCGCTTTCTGCAGGCGTCGCGCTCGATGCCGATGCGCAGCTACGGAGGCTGGCTGGCTGGATCAACTCCGGCGGGTTTGTCCCGACCAGCTCGATCAACAACGTCAAGCGCGATGCGCTGCTGGCGGCCGGGCTCGTCACGCGCGAGCGCCTGCGAGAACTGCAAATCTACTGAACGAAGGATCAGCCATGGAATTCACACCACGCATCATCGAGGACCGCATGGAGGAGGCAGCGATTGCGCTGCGCCGCCTGCCCAACCCGCCCGGCTCTGGCCCGAAGGGATACGGCCATTCGTGGCCCGAGTACGTGCAGGACGCAAAGCACGCCTACGGCTACAACGAGACGCGCATGCGTGTGATCCCGAACGCCGGTGAGATACAGCGCATGGACGAGTGCATCGACTGGCTGCGGTTCATCGGCCCGGAGGACGCACGGATCGTGTGGCTGCGCGCAGAGGGCTGTCGCTGGCGGCAGGTTTGCATCCAAGCAGGATGCGTTCGGCAGACCGCGTGGCGGCGCTGGGTGGCGTCCCTGCAAACCATCGCCAACCATCTGAACAAGCACGAGAAATCCGCGCGGCGCGCGGCGGCGGCGAAAAAGGCAGCAGATGTACCATCAGCCAAAGGCGACGAAGCACCATCGAAAAGGCTTTTGTAGTTGCTCAACCGGCTCAACTTTGTCAGCGACAGATCGCGTCGTTTTGGTGCACATTCACGATAGACTGGCGACAGGTGATCGTAGCGGGACCCTACCCCCGACCCACCCCCCCCCGGCTCTGGTTCCCCCCTGAAAGGGAACGTATGGGGGGGGCGGAAGCGCGCTAAGTCTCTAGTGACAAAGGTTTTTTCTGGGTTTCCGGGGTGGGTTTCCACATTTGGGTTTCCAGGTTGCCAGCGTCGAACATCTTCCTGTTGGGCGGCCGCTCGCCTCAACTCAAAGCCCGGTGCTCCGCCAAGCACCGGGCTTCTTTTATTGGAGTTCGCCCTTGCAGATCGAGATGATGCCAACCGAACGCCTCGTGCCCTACGCGCGGAACGCCCGGACGCACTCCGACCAGCAAGTCGCGCAGATCGCTGCCTCGATCCTCCGGTTTGGTTTTACCAATCCGATCCTGATCGGCGACGACGACGTGATCATCGCTGGCCACGGTCGCTTGATGGCTGCGAAGCAACTCGGCTTGGACGAAGTCCCGACCATCCGTTTGGCACATCTGAACGAGGCGGAGCGCCGCGCGCTGGTCGTCGCGGACAACAAGATCGCGCTGAACGCCGGATGGGACACCGAGATACTGCTTGAGCAGATCGATCTGATCCGCGCCGACGGCTTCGACATGGACTTGGTCGGGTTCTCGGACGAGGAACTGGAAGGGATGCTCGAGGAAATCGAGGGCCCACAACTTGGCGATGCGGTCGACGGCGAGGACGATGTGCCAGAGCCTCCGGCCGACCCGGTCTCGGTCGTCGGCGATTTGTGGGTCCTCGGCAACCACCGCCTGCTCTGCGGAGACAGCACCCTCGCCACCGACGTCGAGCGCGTGCTCGGCGGTGTGAAGCCGCTTTTGATGGTGACCGACCCGCCCTACGGCGTCGAGTACGACCCAAGCTGGCGCAACCAGGCGGGCGCGGCCAGCACCAAGCGGACCGGCAAAGTCCTGAACGACGACCGCGCCGACTGGCGCGAAGCCTGGGCGCTTTTCCCCGGCGACGTGGCTTACGTCTGGCACGGCGCGCTGCACGCCACTACGGTCGCCGAAAGCCTGATCGACACGGGATTCAACATCCGGTCGCAGATCATCTGGGCGAAGGACAGGCTGATCCTCAGCCGCGGCGACTACCACTGGCAGCACGAGCCTTGCTGGTACGCGGTTCGCAAGAAGGGCAAGGGACACTGGGCGGGCGACCGGAAGCAGACGACGCTCTGGCACATCGCCAACAAGGACCAAGACGCCGAGACGGTCCACGGCACGCAGAAACCGGTCGAGTGCATGCGCAGGCCGATCCTCAACAACTCGAGCCAAGGCCAAGCAGTCTACGAGCCCTTCATGGGATCGGGGACCACGCTGATCGCGGCCGAGACGACCGGGCGCGTCTGCTACGGGATCGAGCTGAACCCCGCCTACATCGACGTGATCGTGGAGCGGTGGCAGAACCTGACCGGCCAGACGGCTGTCCTCGAAGGCGACGGGCGCTCTTTCGCCGAGCTGCACGCGGAACGGAAGGCAGCGGCGTGAAACAGTCCCGGCTCATGTCAGCCGTCGAGGCGGTCACGAACGTCGCCGTCGGCTTCGGCGTGGCGGTCATGACGCAGGCGCTGGTGTTCCCGCTCTTCGGGATCCACGCCACGATGGGCGAGCACGTGGCAATCGGCGGTGTTTTCACCGTGGTCTCGGTGATCAGATCGTACGCGCTGCGGCGCTTCTTCGAGGCTGTGCGAGTTCGCGGCGCGGCAGAAACCGAAAAGACCGCGCTGGGCGCGGTCTCCTTCAGGTCAGGACGTGCTGGCGGCGCTCAGGAGGCTTCGTCGTCCGCGATCCGGTAAACCCGCCCGCGACCGGGCTCCGGCTCGGCGTGGATGGTCAGTCCAAGCCGCTTCTTCAGGGCGCCCGACATGGCACCTCGCGCGGTGTGTTTTTGCCACTCGGTTGCGGCCACGATCTCGTCAATGGTGGCGCCCTCGGGGCGTTTGAGCAGGTCGATCAGCATCTGCTGCTTGGTTTGCCGCGGTTCGATATTGATCGTGGGTGCGGTTTTGTTGGTCATCGGGTCAGTCTCCTATAAACGGGTTAATCCAGATCAAAATAAGCTTCGCCGCTATCGTGCAGCGCGATCAGTTTACTAAGTCTGTCTTCTTGCTTTTCTGTCGTTTCTTGCGGGTCCAAATTAATAAGACGCTGCATTTCTTCAAAAAGTTCGTGGTGCATTTTTGTCTCCATTCGTTTGGTGGTGGGCAGTTATTCGGCGTGCTCCCCTTCTTTGAAGGCGGCGTCGGTGATGCCCTTCAGCTGCTCGGCGTAGAACCCGAGCGTGCCGACGTGGCCCCAATGGACCTCGTCCGAGCTGCCTTCGAAGTGCTCGTGGCTCAGGGCTTGCAGGCGGGCCAGCATGGTGTCGATCTCGGCCTTCTTGGCGAGGAAAGCGTCGAGGGCGTAGTCGCGGCTGGTCATCTGGTCGATCCGGTTCTTGCGAGCGTGCATGGTCGTTGTCCCTTTGCGGTTGGGGCCCCTGCGCTGGGCAGGGGCTGGTGGGTTTCAGATGATGCCGAGTTCCTTCAGGAGCTTGGCGACCTCGAGCAGTTCGATGGTCAGGCAGTCGATCCCGACCCGGCCAGCCATCTCGAACACTTCGCTGTTCAGGTTCTGTAGCAAAAAGTGGTTGTGCAGGTCGGTCGTTGTCATCGCTGCGTTCAAGTTGCTGCGGTCGATAAAGATGCGCGTGGTGTCGTTTGTGGCTGCGATGCTCATGGCTGCGTCTCCGTGGCTGGTGCGTCGCGGGGTGCGTCGCACTGTGTAATCACATTCGCTCTTTAAGCGCTTGTAGTGTAGAGAAACCGTAGCAATATCATTGCTTTATAAGCAGAAACCCCAATCGAAAGGGGAGCGCCGAAGGGGAGTCTGAGCGGAATGGGAATGTCGCGTCGGCAATACGCCGCCCACCGGGGTGTCAGCCACACCGCGGTGGGCAAGGCCATCGCGACTGGACGGATTTCGCTTAGCGCTGACGGCACCATCGACCCGGTTAAGGCCGACAAGCAGTGGGCCGCTCAGACGGACCCAGCGAAGCAGCGCGGTCCCAATGCCCAGGCGATGGGCATGGCGACAGCCGCAGGCACAGCACGGGCGGCGACCAAGCCGGTGCCGCGATCCGCGATCGAGGCGGTGAGCGACACCCTGCGCGAGGCGGGTGCCGAGCCAGACCCGACGGCGGGCGTCGGCGAGGTATCGTTCCTGCGCGCGCGGATGGCCAACGAGGTGCTCAAGGCGCAGACCGCCAAGGTCAAGCTGGCCAAGATGAAGGGCGAACTGGTCGACCGAGCGCGCACCACAGCGGTGGTTTTCGACCTTGCGCGACGAGAGCGGGACGCCTGGCAGAACTGGCCGCCGCGCGTGGCCGCAAATATGGCGGCCGAGCTTGGCGTCGATCCGCACAAGATGGAGCAGGTCTTGGACAAATACCTGCGGAAACATCTGGCCGATATGGCCGAGGTGAAGCTTGAGCTTCGCTGATTTCGACGGCGCGGAAGAAATCCGGCGCTCATGGTTGGCCGGACTTGCTCCGGATCTCACGCTGACGGTGTCGGAGTGGGCCGACCGGCACCGCATCCTGTCCTCGCGGGCGGCATCCGAGGCCGGTCCATACAGGACGGCGCGGACACCGTTCATGCGGGCGATCATGGACGCGCTCTCGCCATCGAGCCCGGCGCAGCGGATCGTGTTCATGAAGGCGGCGCAGGTCGGGGCGACCGAGGCGGGAAACAACTGGATCGGCTTTGCGATGCATCGGGCACCGGGCCCGTTCCTCGCGGTGCAGCCGACGGTCGATCTGGCAAAGCGCCTGTCGCAGCAGCGGATCGACCCGCTGATCGAGGAAAGCCCGGAACTGCGGGCGCTGGTGATGCCTTCGCGGTCGCGGGACAGCGGGAACACGATCCTCGGAAAGCGGTTCCCGGGCGGGCAGCTGATCCTGACGGGTGCTAACAGTGCGGTCGGTCTGCGCTCGATGCCCGCGCGCTGGGTGTTCCTGGACGAGGTGGACGCCTATCCGGGCGACCTCGACGGGGAAGGCGACCCGATCGCGCTCGCGGAAGCGCGCACCATCAGTTTTGGACATAGGAGCAAGGTGTTCCTCGCCTCGACGCCCACGATCAAGGGCCTGTCGCGGATCGAGCGGGAGTACGAAATGAGCGATCAGCAGCGCTACCACGTGCCCTGCCCGCACTGTGGTGGCCTGCAATGGCTGCAGTTCGAGCGCCTGCGCTGGGATAAGGGGCGGCCGGAGACGGCGCGCTACATCTGCGAGCATTGCGACGAGCCCATCGCCGAGCGGCACAAGACGGCGATGATGGACGAGGCAAGCGGCGCCTGCTGGATGCCGACGGCGGACCCGGAGACTATCGCGAACGCGCAGGCCGCTGGCGTGGTCGGCTACCACATAAGCGGGCTTTATTCCCCGCTGGGATGGCTGTCATGGGAAGAAATCGCCCGAGGTTGGGAACTGGCGGCGGGCAATGATGCCGCGA